AACTCTTTTAAATAACTATCGTAAAAATATTCTTTTTTGCCGTGATGTTTTTTGGTAAAGATATATTTTCCTCTTACTTTTTTGACATTCCACCCATCTTCAATTGCGTTGAAAATAAATACCATTTTTTGAAGCTTTACATAGTCGATTTTTTGTTTGGAAATATTACTTTTGATCGTTGTATTATTAATGGCCTCCATATTTTATATATAAACACCATTTTTATTGTTAAACTATTAACGATTTTTTTTTCGAATAACAAAGATGAAAAATAATTGTATTAAACCCATAACTGGGAATTAATTATAATGAGTAAGTTTAAGCCTAAAAATACCAAGAAAATTATAGTAGATAAACAAAAGAATATAACTCTCGATATAAAACACAAGGAACTATTAGTCAAATTCAAGGAGGACAATGAAATAACAATACCGGCGCTGATAAAAGAAAAACGGGAATTGCTAAATCAAATTAAAAAAAATGATTGTGGTACTATCGAGGATGAAATGGAAAAAAAGGATAGATTAGTGTTTGTGAAAAAAGAAATAAAACGGATAAAGGATTTGGAAATGAATTATCTTCTTAACAATTCAAAATACATATTTGACTATTTTGAAAATAAAAAAAATACATCTGAAGGAAACAATAAAACAAAACTACTTAATCATTTTTTTAAACTGGATAAGGAACAAAATGAAATGGATGATGAAAAAAATACAATTGTTAACAAATATTTCGCAAATGTCGACGATACCTTTTTAAACATTCATAATTATACCGTTCAATCGGACATTTGTAAATTATGTAATAAAGGCGAACTTATTCCAGTGGAACATGATGGAGTTGTTATATGTAATCAATGCTTTTATCATTTCAAATTTCTCGTAGACAGTGATAAACCAGTATACAAAGAACCTCCGAAAGAAGTATGTTTTTATGCTTACAAAAGAATTAATCATTTCAGGGAAATACTAGCGCAATTTCAAGCAAAGGAAACGACTCAGATACCCGAAGAAGTGATTGAAAATATAAAGCAGCAGATTAAAAAGGAGAGAATACATATATCTCAAATTACGAATAAAAGGGCAAAGGATATTTTGAAAAAATTGGGGTATAATAAGTATTATGAACATATTCCATTTATAAAGGATAAACTAGGTATCAAACCTCCTATAATGAACCCTGATTTGGAGGAACGATTGTGTAATTTGTTTATTGACATTCAAGGACCTTATGCTAAATATTGTCCGGACAATAGGGTGAACTTTCTTAATTATTATTATACTGTTTACAAATTGTGCGAATTATTAGATCAGAAACAATTCCTTCCGTTTTTCCCAATGCTAAAAGACAGAGAGAAACGAATAGAACAAGATGAAATTTGGAAAAAAATATGCGAGGAACTCGATTGGGAGTTTATATCAACTATTTAATTAATTAACCAAATCGTGGAAATCCTACAAGTTTTGCTCCGAGACCGAATCCGGCACCACTTCTGGCTTGTACGCCCATGGAAGGCACGTATGTGTCTAGGATACTAAAAGTTGCTGCGGCGGTTAATGCGATTAACGCCACTTCGTCAAATCCAGGAGGTTTTTTAGGAATAATAGATGCTGCTATAGCAACCATAAGACCTTCGACTAAATATTTAATTGTTCGTTTTAATAATTCCTCAACGTCTAAACCTTGTAAAATCATTTCTATATTAATATAGTAGAAAAAAATAAACTTAAATAGAATCATACTTTAAATATTAAAATGCATAAAAGACTTACTAAACAAAAAAGCGCGGAAAGGCAAACTAAGCTTGAAAACAGACAAAATGGTGTAGAATATAAAAATAAGGAGGACGGAACAACAAATCCTAAATATGTTGACGTATTGGACGAAGACAAACCTGTCGCAGGTCAATCTTATTGCTGTGTTTCGTTTCTTTCTCCTGAATCTATACTTAAAAATAGAGAACTTTTCATGTTCTCTAAATTCCTAAATAAATGGGACATTAGAAAGTCTTTGGAAAAATATTCTCAATTTTTACATTTTATATCCTATAAATATGGTGTTGACTTTGAAAAGTTGAACTCGGATATGACCGATTTTTGTAAAGAGGAAGGAGGAAAGTTGTTTTCTACGACTCTTGAAGATGAATTCAAAACATACTTAGACGTCAATGAGGAAAAGCTCGAGAAGGAATTCAACGAGGAAAATAAATTTCAAACCAGTGTAAGAGGGTTGAAAGTTAGAGGTTCGTTTAATAGTCAACATGAAGCCGAGCTTAGGTGCAAGACGCTTAGAGAGATTGATCCTAATCACGATGTATATGTTGGACAAGTTGGTATATGGATGCCCTTTCATCCAGAGGCGTACAAGACAGGACGAGTGGAGTATTTGGAAGAGGAGTTGAATCAATTAATGCACGAGAAGACCAAAAACGAATCAAGTGCTAAAGTCGAATTCGACAAAAGAATAAGAGAGACGAAGGAAAAAGCCATGGAAGACAATCGTAAAAAGGCACTAGAGTCTGGAAACGTATTGACTCAGACATTAAACGCTGAAGGAAACTTGGTGAATATTAAGGATTCATCGCCTTTCGACGGAACTATACATGTTGACGAGGATTATGATGGGGATTCAGAGAAAAATATTAAGAGAAAATTGTTTGAGTCTGATAATATCGTAATAAAAAAGCCTTAAAAACTATAAGTTTAAAAAAGCGTAAATATGAACACTTTGCTGACTCGCTGTTTTATGATACAGGGAGGACTGAAATCCAATTCTTGGAAAAGAATAAGTCCGTGGACGGAGCGGGTTTAGGTTTCGTTTCTTCATCCACCTTCTTTAACAAGTTGATTATAGCACCTTTTGCTTCTTCAAAGAATATCGTACCGTCTCGGAGCGAAGAAAAATATATGCGAAATATGTCATAAATTTTGGATGCTTTGGTTCTTTTTCTTTTTTCTCCAAGTATTACTTCTATTTTTGTTAATAATTGAGTTAAAGCAGATCTTACATCATTATAATTTATTTTGCGGAAACCTTCTTCTTTGGGTTGTCCATATTTTCTTGCTACATCTCGAAATGGAGACATAATTATAAATAACAATTCTTTTTCTAGTTTATTTTCGTCAATACTCCTTCTAGTTGTTATATGGCGATAAAAATTATTATATCCTTCAATTAAGTTTTTTAAGTGTTCTTCTGAACCTCTATCTAAAGAGATTCTTTTTAAATTTTCTAGGTTTATATTTAATTCGTCATACATTGTTTTGAATTTTAAAGGTGAATAATTTTCTTGTCCATTATTTAACATCTTTAAATAACTAGAATGGATATCTGTCATTTTTTTAATTTTATGTTCTTCTTCTTCTTCTACTTTTTCTTCGGAACTAATTTGTTCCATCGTTTCTTCCATTTTTTTTATAATCTTATCATATTCATCCAACTCGTCTTTATATTTTATTATTTCTGGCATAAGCATGTTAGTTAAGTATTCTTTTGCTATATTTCTATCCCCATCTCCATATTTATCATATATTTCACCGTTCCCCATATCCATTAGATCAAATATTTCATTCTCCAATCGTTTAACATGAGGTGACTTTTTACTATCATGTTCTTCTTTTTCTTCGGAACTAATTTGTTCCATCGTTTCTTCCATTTTTTTTATAATCTTATCATATTCATCCAATTCGTTTTTATATTTTATTATTTCTGGAATAAGCTTGTTAGTTAAGTATTCTTTTGCTATATTTCTATCCCCATATTTATCATATATTTCACCGTACCCCATATCCATTAGATCAATTATTTCATCCTCTAATGTTTTAGCATTAGGTGACTTTTTTATTGTTTTTGTGTCTAAGTAATCTTTATGGAGGATATTATAAATATCCAAAGAGCGATTCAATTCTTTCACTACAGCAGTGTCGTATTTTTTTTTTAATATTTTTTTTATACTTTTTATTACTTCTTCTATCTCTAAAAGATTTGATTTAAATGTTTTTGAATTGTATTTTATAGTATTGTTTTGTAAGCCTGTTAGATAGTTTGAGTACTTTTCTGTTGATATTTGAAATTCAGTTTTTTGTTCTTCTTCTACGAGATTATGTTCTTTGTCAGTTAAGTCATGTTGCAAACTTCTTAATGCTTTCGTTAAATACCAATAATAACCTCTGATCAGATATATTGTTTTTTCGGGTTCAGAACTTATATATTTTGATAAGAACCCCAACACTTCCTCATAATTAAGTTTTGGAAATGCTACTATGGCTTCTGAAAACAATCTGGACCACAAAACACACGACGCGCTCTCGATTTCCGATGGGACTGCTTCCTTTCTAGTAATAAACTTACTAACCCTTCGTAATTGCCCCATTTTAGTTTGAGGATTTAAGCACACGAGATTCTCGTTAATATTTTTGTATTTGTATTTATCAGATTCGGTGTTTAAGTCGAGCGCATCGTTAAGTCTTTCAGTGAACTCTTCGGCTCCTTGATTAAAATAAAACTTATGTTCTTCCTTAAATATTCCATGCGGATCTATTCTTATTATTTCTTTTTCAATTGTATTTATAATCATTAGACCTGCATGTCCTGCATGTCCGTCTTTATATCCTTCATGATCGCATGAAAAATACACTATCAACTGGTTAGGTGTGGGCGTTTGAATCAAACACAATAATATCTGTTCAATTTCATTATCTGATATTTCAAACTTCAATGATTTCTTTACAAAAAAATTTAGAGTTTTTCCGCATTGATTTCCATATGCTTTAAGTATAAACTCGGATATATAATCTGCGTATAAACTACTAGTAAATAAATCTTTATCTATATCTCCTGACTCTCTTCCAAGGTCAATTAAAGCATCTAAAAATCCTGCCATTTCTTTTTCCATTTCTTTTTTTTCAATCTCCTTTTCCTCCTTACTGATGATTTTAGCAACTGAATGAGACACAGGATCTTTTTTTTCCTTGTTGGCTTTTATTATCTCAGAGATCATCCTTTTTGTTTTAAGCTGCTTTTCCTTACTATTATCTACCATGAAGAGAATGTTACTGCTTTTAGCAACTGAATGAGACGCAGGCTCTTTTTTTTCCTCGTTGTCTTTTATTATATCAGAGGTCTTTTTTGTTTTCTGTATCCTTGTTTCTCTTAACGTTACTGAATGAGACGCGGACTCTTTTTTTTCCTCGTTGTCTTTTCCCTGAGACATCTTTTTTGTTTTCTGTTTCCTTGTTTCGCTTAACGTTTTATTTTTTTGAGTTTCAAGCTCCTTTTCCTTATTATTATTATTATCTACCATGAAGAGAATGTTACTGCTTTTAGCAACTGAATGAGACGCGGACTCTTTTTTTTCCTCGTTGTCTTTTACCTGAGACATCTTTTTTGTTTTCTGTTTCCTTGTTTCTCTAAACGTTTTATTTTTTAATTTTCTTTTCATTTCCTTTTTCTGTAATGTGAACTTTTTTTTTTTGGTTGGCATAGGTTATATATTAAAATTATATAATATAATTTGTAATTTTATTTAAATATTGTATTAGGATATGAATGAAATGATACAACTTGTCAATTTTAAAAAAATATAGTAAAATATTATTAAAAAAATAATAATATTTCTAGTATAATGTGATATGATAACTAGTCGTTTATTTGTTCCCTTTTTACCATTTGTTCTTTTTAACATTTATTTTCTGAACGTTTTTCCTTTTCTTTGAATCGTCTGGATTATAACTGGGCTCGTCGTCGTCGGAATTCAGTTCTTTTGATAAATCCCAGAATTCTTTCGACCCTAGCTTAAAATCAGCGCGCTTTTCTGATTTGTACCAGAAAATTTGATCATGTAACTTGTTGGATTTTGCGTTATTGTTTATCACTAGACATTCGAAATTTTCAGTACACTGGTCCATAACTTGAGAGAATGACTCGAACGTAGGAAACATGCCAGCATAATTTTCCCATATTCTTTTACGGTTGGCAATATAAGGTTCTCTCAGGATAAACACATAATCTATATTTGTCCTAAGATTTGGAGGAATACCTAATGGGTACTGCATTGTAATGATCAACATTATTTTCCAGTGACGTCCGTTCATAAATAATAAACGCATCATCTTGTCCCTAGTCCACGTTGAATCGTATAAACAATCGTCTAGAATGACAAATGCCCTAGGATCGATCGTACATTTTCTATACATTTCAGTTTCCTTCTTTACCTGTTTCAATACGGTTCTCTGTCTTTTTAGAATATTCTCAATGATTGCTGTATTATATTCATCGTGTATAAATAGTTTCGGAACATGGCTACTGTAAAACCCGTTTCCGGCTTCTGTTCCAGATATGACACTTCCAATTGGAATGTCTTGGTGATGGAATAACAAGTCCCTCACAAGAAAACTTTTTCCAGTATCTCTCCTTCCGATTAACACGATGACAGGACCTTTGTTTTCATTGTATTTGAAACTAATTTCCTTCATATTGAATTTTTTCATTTCCAAGGTCATTTAGGTGGTTTAAATGTCTTTTAGAAAAAAAAACGAATTGTTTAACCCGCTACGAAAACAAAAAAAAACAAATGAGGGACGTTTGTTTATAGATAAATATTATGTTGGTTATCAATAATGGATTTCTCCTATATAAAACGGCCTAATAGTTTATTATTTGAATCTTTCAAAAAGGAGGATCTTTTAAATGTATCAGAAGTGCAGAATTATGTGCCTATTTATTCGACCTTTTTCTCTCTTAAAGAAAATAATTACAAATCGATCAATTTAAACAATTCTTTATCTCTTCATACAATTCATTCAAAATGTGATGAAAATACATTTTTAGGAAAAATAATGGACAATAAAAGTGGAAAACTTATGGAGAAAAATGTATTTTTCAAACTGTCTCCATTATTAGACCCAATCAAATATATGGTTGGTAAATATGATAGTTTAAACATATTAGAATTGCCTATTTTAAAAGGACCAGATGATATTAATCCAACAATTGTCTATAAAAAAATGAATGATGCTAATAATTCGGCTTATGTGGACTCTTTCTTTTCTTTTTTATCAAGTAAACTATTACACGCCCATAATTTTATAAATGGAATCGATTTTTATGGCTCTTATTTAGCATTGAAAAATAATTTGAATGTCAATGTATACGAAGATATTGATTTGTTAATTGATTCTGATTTCTTCTATAAAAATAACGGAGGATTGTTTACTGTGAATCAAACAGACGTTGATAACCATCTGGGGAACAATGATAGTAGAGATAGAAAAAAGCCTATTTGCGTTCATTCTATCCACAATGAAAATATTGAAGATGAAATAATTAATAGTACTGTTGCCGAATTGACGACTTCGACTCCGATTGCCGAAGATGATCTTGTATTGATGTCTGAATCTACTAGTGAGACAAAAATATATAATTCAGAAGACGATGATGACGAAGATGAAATGGATTCAGAAGCAGAGGGAAGCGATGTTGACGGAGAAGACAATGGAGATAATGAAAAAGTCGACCCTCATGATTTAGACTCGATACCAGACCCTTCTTATTACGAGTACGATAATGAAGGTTCAATTCATTTGTCGGACTATGAAGAAGAAGAAGAAGAAGAAGAAGAAGAAGAAGAAGAAGTTTCGGCAACTATAAAAACATTTCCGGTTCAGATAATTGCTTTGGAAAAATGCGAAGATACACTGGACTCTTATATTTCGTCACGTAAATTGAACGACGATGAATTAGACTCTATTATTGTTCAAATATTGATGAGTCTTATTACATTTCAAAAAACATTCGGATTAACACATAACGATTTACACACAAATAACATTATGTATGTTAAAACAAATAAAAAACATTTATATTACCTAGTCGGAGGTAAACAATATAAGATAAAAACATTTGGAAAAATATATAAAATAATTGATTTTGGGCGCGCAATTTATTCATTTAATGGAAATGTTATATCTAGTGACAGTTTTTCTAAAAACGGCGACGCCGCAACTCAATACAATTGTCATCCATATTTAAACACCAATAAACCAGTTATTGAACCAAACTATAGTTTTGACCTTTGTCGTCTGGGGTGTTCTCTATTTGACATGTTCGTAGACAATGTGTCCAAAGTAAATAAGGTTGAATCTCCTATCGTAAAAATAATTCTTAGTTGGTGTTTGGATGACAATAATAAAAATATTATGTATAAAAAAAATGGAGATGAGAGATACCCCGACTTCAAACTATACAAGATGATAGCAAGAACAGTTCATAACCATGTTCCTTCTAATGTCCTTGGAAATAAATACTTTGATAAATTTATTATAGAACCGTCTTCTTTAAAAAAATCACACAATGTTATGAACATTGATAATTATCCGTCATATAAGTAATAATTATAGAAGTTTCGACTGTTTCTAGTTAAATGAATACATTATTATTGCTTCGAGTTAATTCATAATAATACTCAGGATGGTATTTTGGTTCTTTGCCAGTCAATTTAATTTCTAATCTGCTTAAAAGTTTAAATATCTGTATTATACCAATTGGAGATATGTAGATTATTCCATTTAACACCGACTGTACAATTTTTTCAGTTATTAACGGATCTGATTTACTATTTCCTGAACAATCAGCCTTACTATTAAACTGTCTTGCGAAACCGTAAGGAAACATGATCGCGACAAATCTATTATATAATGAAAATGATCGCATATAAATAGATATATGTTTGTTATATATTTAAGTTTAATTGTATAGAATTTTAAAAAAGTAAAGTACTTTTTGTAATAAATTTTAATTATTAATACAAATCCTAATAATTAAAAAAAATGAATGAATATTGTAATTAAAAGTCTGGCGCGCCTGTAAATATATTTGTTTGTTTAATCGCAACCATGTCAAGTTGTTCCATGACAATTGTTCCTAAAACTCCAGCCATAAAAACAATTATAATTTCTTTAACTAAATCCTTAATAGGTTTATTTTCCTTTAAAAAGAATTTCATCTCTCCAAGTTTAGCTATTAAAAAAATAATAGATACAATGAACGGGGTTAATATATATTTTTGGTGGTCCATCTCTTTCAATATTTATAACAGGATTCATTATTTTTCATTTTTAAACTTAAATATTTTCATAGTTCTAAAATTTCAATTCCTTCTAATAGATTTTTATTATTGGATTCAGGATCGTCTAATTCGTCAATGTCTATATCTATGTCAACGTCATTTCCTATTATCAATTTATTGTGATCTCCGCCAGAACCATCATATAATTCGTTATCCTTTATTTGTTTTTCCATAGACAATCGTTCCAATCTTTCAATTGTTTTGGGCGCGTCTAGGGTTGATTTTTTTCCATTTTCATCCATTGTATAATCAGTGTCTGAAAATCCAACGCTTTTTACATTGCTTGTATTGTTTATTAAAGGAACGCTGGTAGTAGCCACTTTCGAAACGACGATTTCATTATCGCCAGCAGACGCAGGTGCAACAGATGGTTTAGGACTAGTTATAGGTATAGCCTCCTGTTTAGTGTGATCTTGAGTTTGAGGAGGCACATCGGACTTTTTATTTTCCTTATTGGAATGAGTTCCCCCTGACATTTCTTCTCGAACAATAACAGTTTGTTCCTCTGTTTCGTCCATATATGACCGCAAAATGGTTTCGATTGGCATTGTATCTCGAATAGTGTTTAAAATACATTCTTTAATAATGTGTTCCAATTCACGATTATTCTTTTGAATCTGAAGGGGAGAAATGTCTTTTTCGTATAAATAAATATTCATATATACTTTTCTAGCAACGTTTGAGTACACTCTATGAAGAAATACGTCTATAGCGGGTATGTTAATATCGACCTTTTTCTGTTTCTGGCAAACTCTCACACACGAAAGTGCTTTAAGTTGTATTACATGAATGCATGTTATCAAATCTTCTAAATAACCACAACGTGTAAATTCCACGGCTCTTTTGACAGAAGTATCTACCATGGTTTTATTCCATTTCGGGATACCGCTCAAGTACACTTGGAATGTCATTAGGTATTTATCCTCTTCATTATTTTCGATACATACGTTTAAAGCATCTTTGAAAATCAATTTAAACTCGTTAGTCACTGCCGGAGTTAATATATTGATAAGACGGGCGCACCATTCGTTTTTAGACTCGCTAAGACTTTCGACTGAATAATCGTCCATTTTACTTACATAAATGTTATATTTTCTAAATTGTAATCAAAACGTATAAATATAAAGGTAATCATAAAAACAATTAGTAATTTTTCGTTACGTATTTCTCTCTTTACTTTTTGAAACGATATGAGTAATTGATTCTTTTTCAAGTCATCAATGTCATTCTTTTTTTCTAAATAACTTATAATGTCTAAAGCACTATATCCCATTTCATATAATTTTGTTGAAAATTCCATAACATCTTTATAAATTTCATTATTTTCTCCATGAGTGCTTAAAATATCAAAAGGTTTTAATGTCCATTTTACTTTTTCAGTTTCAATCATTTGGTAAAGTGGAGTCAAATTGTCTGTTTGTTTAAATGTATTATCTATTACATATTGATACAAGTTTATTTTCTTGCCATTTACAATAGGTTCTGGGACGAATATTTCACAAAACCGAGAAAGAATTGGCTTTAATAATTTATACTTGTCCTCTACGATAATAAAAAATCGTGTATTGTAGCTATACAACTCGATGCATCTTCGCATAGCTGACTGTGCGTCTATTGTCAATTTATCGGCATTGGAAAGCACGATCGTTTTAAAATTGCAATATCCTTTAATGTTTATATGTGTCTTGGCAAAGAATTTAAATTCATCTCTAACAAATTTTATACCTTTTCCATGAGCACAATTAACGTTCATTACATATGATTTTATTAACTCTTTGTCGTTATTATAAATATCAGAAATAAACTTATATACTATCGTGTGTTTACCGCTTCCATTAGATCCGTGGAAAATAATATTAGGTATTTGTTTACTTTCCTTGAAAAAATCCATTTTTTTGATAATATCCTGATGAATATTCAAATGTTTGATTTCGCCATTATTGATAATAAAATCTATTTCTTTATGTTGCATATTTAATTCTACTTATTTTTTACTATTATATTGTTTATTCATTATATTTGTTTTTTATGTTTAATTGTTACTCTTGACCATTTTGCATCCAACTGTATACCATAGTCCAATTGATATCACGCTTCCAATGACAAACCCGTGACCGGCAGCACAGGATGTTTTTCCTAGAGTATAATAACCAATAATCGGACCAATTATATATGATAAAATAACATAAAACACCATTACGTATGCGTATTTAGTCAAGTTGAAATTCGCCATATTTATATTTATTACGTTTATTTTATTTTTATTTTCATTTTTATTTTTATTTTTATATATTCAAATTAAAAACTACTTAGACTCTGAGTATATGGGTTTTGTTTAAATGCGCTAAGAATGTCCGGATTTATTCTGTCATATTCGGGTTTGCTGCTGTGATAAACGGACGACTCTTTCAAAATCCCTTGTAACTCTCCGGTGGGTGGAGCAGTTTTATCATTGTTAGGCACCCACATTCTATTGTTTTCTCTATCGGCGTCCTTCTTGAATATCCTTATATTTTCATTCTGGTTGAATATTTGGTTTCCTCCATGGTTAGGCCTGTTTTCGTATGTTTTGTTTACATTGTTATTTTGATTATAAGCAGCGTCGTAAACTTGCGGATTAGATTGGACTCCTTTTCCACCCGAACCTCCTATATAAGAAACAGTGGTCGTATCTCTCTGGACATACGTAGGCCTATTTTCAGCAACTATATATCCCGAACTAGTTTGTAATGAACTGCGATTGATATTGAGATGATTATTATCTAGTTTATCACAAGTCATTTCTTTGACAGTGGTCCTCGTGCGATCAGCTGGGTTAAATATAGGTGCGTTTGAAACTGTAACTCCCGCTACGCCGTTTTGTCTGAGATTCCCAATAACGTTTTCTTTTCTTGATGGTCTCAGTATATCCATCAATGGCGAAATCACTGCTTTCATTGTTCCTCTGATTGACCCAAAATGATCCACAGAATCAAATTCTCTTGTAGTAGATCTATTTGTTGGCAAATAATTGTAGCTGGTTATTCCATAGTCGGAATCGGTACTCGAACTTCCATTTTTATATGCGGCGTTTGTAATAGGGTTTGGTCCTAATTCAGGTCGATTACTTTGAGCATATTCTCCTTTTTGATACGTGTATTGTTTATTAGTAGCATTACCGTAGTAATCAGATGTGGTAGATGTACGATTGACATCAGGTAAGGTCTCTATAGCTCTGGAGGTCGGAGCCTTTTCCGAGCCTGTAGTTGTAAACCATCTCTCTGGACCGACATTGTAATATGTTTCTGGTAAATTCTTTTCTACTTTGCCTTGTGTGTTACGATTTCCAACCTCTTTTATCATTGAATTGGCAGGACCCTGATGTCCCGTTAAATCAAACGAAAGTTTTGGATTGGTTGTAACTCTCAATTCGTCTACTGTTCTAGGTAACCATGTTTCACGTGCTTCCATTCCACTATTGAACCCCATTCCTCCTTCATTTGTAAATCCCTTGTTTAAACCAGGCGCTACTCGTTCTTCTTCCCATGGTTTTATATTCGCCATCCTCATGCTTGGATTTACCCTAGACTGCATAAAATCGGACATATTGGGTGCTCCGTTTGTGTGGTGAAGATTATTATGGGGCTTGAACATCGGAGCCTGTTCTTTTTTTCGGATGATTTGAGAGCCTTGACCTTGAATATTGTCAAGAATGGATTCAGCGACGTTTGAATCTACAGAGGCACCTCTTATTTTCCCTCCAAAAAAAGGAACCATGTTGTTGTGTTTGAAATTGTTCTTGTCAATCGTATTGCCGGCCATTCCATTTGTTGGTTTTGTTCCTCCCCCCACACTATTTACAGGATTTTCATTTTCCACCGTTATATAGGTTTCGTTGTTAAGAAACTTGTCAGAGTACTGATTAGCTCCTTTATAATGCCTGACATTTGTATTATCGGAGAAAGAATTTGTCGGATAATTTACGTCGCGAACGGACGATGTGAAATTAGAATACCCTTCTTTATCATTATTATTTTTATTATTATCAGAATGTTTTGATATAAGATACATACTTCCTAATGCTATAAGAGGAATCGCTATTTCAGCCATTAAATAATATAATATATATACTCGATTATATTATTTATTTTTATTATCTTTATTTTTATTTTTATTATACTACATGGTTTTCAATATATAAAAATATTTAATTTATAAATGGGCTTGGAGGTTTTGTAACGAAATAGTCTCTTTCTAATAATTTCGTGTCTAAATTATTTTGAAACCGCATACAAACATTTTCCTGAGGATTCAAATGAAGATACTTCCAATTCGGCTGTTCTAAATCTCTAGTCATCCACGCGGGATGTGTTGCCCGAGGCTGTTGGGTTGTCGGTGTTTGGACATTATAATTTGGTTTCTTTGTAGTTTCAGCTCGATGCGATCTAAATTCGTTTTCCTTAATACAATCTCTCGTATGTTTTCTAGACAATCCTAATAAATCGCTTTCTAAATGAACCGTATTTGTGTGAATATTTGCGCCCCATTTTTGAAGGCGAATATAAGGGTCTTCATTAAACGGCATATCAAGACCATTTCCCGGAACATTCAACATGTATTTCCCAATGTCTGTAGATTCTTGTAACTGTTTATTGATTCTCGCAGGATCGTCGTGAAACCTAGTGAATGACATTTTATTATAAGTATGTATTTTATTTTATTTTATTTTTCTTTATTTATTTATTCGTTTTATAAACTATATAAACACGTAGAGTTCAAGTCACACTTTATCCCCGTTGAAAATTGAGGAATTTGTGTGAAATCCGAACCTTTTAAAATCTTTTGCATTCTATAAATCAATTTCTTCCAAGACATTTGTTTGTACTTTTTCATCGTGGTCAAATAAGCCCATGTCATTGCGCCTTGGGTAATTCCTTCTATACTTGCCTCTGCGCTTGTCTGATCGTCTAAACAACCACTTATAAAAAAAACTTGCCCCGACGTGTCTCCCACTGAATCCGCGTCTGAAATATATACCGGCTGAGAGAGATCTTCCTCGGCTGGCATCGTTGTAGCCCCCAAATAGTCATTTGAACTAATGTCATAGTTGTATTGTAAATCAAACATTGTTCTGCTGTGACAGCAGTCAAATAACGCGAATAAAGTCACATCTTTTTTCAAACGAGTTTTAATAATAGCATTAAAGTCGTTATCAATAATTGGTCGCAAATCTAGAGAGACTAATACATTGTCTTCATGTGTAGTAATAGACGGCTTTTGAAAATTCGTGGTATTGATGAGCGATCCGTGTCCACTGTATGAGAAAATTAGGGTTTCTCCGCTCACAGAACGATCCAGTAAATCAATAAATGCTTGTATTATATTATCTCTCGTAGGTTGTATATTACTATCGTCTGTCAATACAAATACATTTTGTTCTTTCACTCCTTTACTAACCAAAAACGACTTTACAGAGTCTGCGTCTTTAACGCAACCGGTTAATTCGTACGGAGTGTTTTTATAATTACACCCTACTACAAGAGCCTTGTAATTTGTTTTGTACGAAACAATAGATTTGGCTCTTATATCATTTAGAACAGAAAGCGAAGATCTGAAATTTTTATCCAACATTTGCATATCATTCCGTTTAGAAAATGAATTAATCCTTGAATTTAAAATAGACGCAGCCTTACTATTTCTATCTCTCACTAATAAATCAACCGATTTGTTATATTTCGCATTGATGCTATTAATTATACTATTTGGAGGCGTTGGTGTATTAGTGCTAGTCATTTTTATATAAATAAATCATATAATAAAGAATAAAAAATATTTAATTATTTATATAATAATATAATACACTATATAAATGGCATCTACTAGAAACAAGAATACAAAAGGCGATTATTTGTTGGAACAGAAAGTTAATGATTTAGCAAACAACTATTCGACGTATACACATTCACAATATGGATCAGCATATAGTCCGGTACTTCCAGAATTAGGATTCACCCCTAGTAAAATGTCTAATAATATCTTTTCCAAAAATGCGGTTGATATAGAATCAGGATTGTTCGGCATTAATTCGACCAATCTTGTGAAAGAAGCACCAGAATGTATCCCAAGTTGGAAATCTCCCCTAGAAGTTAAATCATATTTCGAGAGAATACCTATTATCATGCCGACTCCACTTGTTATCATAAAAAATCAAAGGCACTGTATGTCCTAGTTAATCGACTGTATTTTGATCAATTCGTCTATTATTTCGCTCGAAACTATTTTATTGTTATTTAAAAAGTTACATATGAGAGAATGTGTTTTGAAAAAATAGTCAAATCCGAATAAATACTGAAACAAAACGAACTGTTTTTTTTTATTGTTAATATTGTTAGTATCATTTGGAAATAAAAACCCATTCATTCTTTCATATAATCTCTCCATTTGTGCATTATTTTCAAGATAATGTGGATTTGATTCATTTGTAAATTCACTGAACAATTTTCTTACGGTTTTATTCACCTTATCGTCTCGCCAGTCTTCGATCATAAATGCTTGGATAATTTGACACTTGTATATGTCGTCTTGATCCTCTTCATCGTGCATATGATATGTACATATAAAGTCGTCGCAATAGTTTATAGTCTTGGTTTCATAAGTAGCACTAGCACTCATCTTTATATGAATTGTTTGTGTAATGTATATTTAAGTTTTATTAAGATATTGTATTAAGATATTGTATATTAATATATTGTATTAATGTAAATAAATGAAGACAAGTGGCAATATGACAGAGTTAAATGGTTGGAAGAAACTAGTTCTTGTGGGAAGTCCTCGTGAAATAGGTTATTCTCACGGACATCTTCTTTGTAAAGAAATAAAGGCGTTGATGGATACATACAAATATGTCCTCTATACAGATTACGGGCTCAAGTATGAGTTTTTTGTAGATGTCATACCAGAATTATTTAGAGAAATTATAATAAACGAATACAAAGACATTTATGACGAAATGAGCGGAATCGCAGAAGGCGCTACAAAGGCTGGCACGAAAATGACATGTGACGACGTTATTCTTATGAATTGTTTCATGAGTATCGACTATATCATGGACTCTCTCCCAAAACTCATTTCCGAATTTCCTCGATTAAAAGCTAAATACGGAGACCTGTTTAGCTACAAGCATTCCGAGCACAAAATGAATAAAAGTGGAGCTTCGGATAAATGTTCAGGCTTCATGGCGGTGGGAAATTATACAAAAGATGGGAAAATTGTCTGCGGACACAATACATTTGATAATTTCATAACAGCTCAAACCCAAAATATTCTTTTGGAAATTCACCCAGATAATGGCAATTCAATTATGATGCAAAGTTCGCCTGGGGGTGTTTGGAGTGGGTCTGATTATTATGTCACTGGGAACGGATTCATATGTTCAGAGACTACTATAGGAGGGTTTAATAAATTCGCGCTGAATGCGCCTATTTTCTGCCGAATCAGAAAAGCAGTTCAATATTCAAATTCTCTAGACGATTACGTGACCCATTTGACTCATAACAATAGCGGCGATTATGCGAATTCATGGTACGTAGGAGATACAAATACAAACACGATTATGAGAATAGAATTAGGATTGAAATATGTAAATGTAGAGAAGAAGAAAAATGGTTATTTCATAGGCTTCAATGCTCCATATGACCCTAGAATCCGCAATTTAGAATGTTCCAACACAGGACATTACGATATTAGAAGACACCAAGGCGCTAGACGTGTTCGGTTGACGCAGTTGATGGAAGAGCACAAGGGAAAGCTGGACATTGAGTGCGGTCAACATATACTTGCCGACCATTATGATGTTTATTTGAACAAGATCAATCCATCATCTAGAACTTGTTGTTCGCATTATGAATTGGACGACAGGGCATTCATGTCTCAAGAGTCTCGTCCTAAACCATACCAGCCCAGAGGAGCAATCGACGGAATAGTAACGGATTCGACCCTTGCTAAGAAAGGAGGGTTCGTAGCCAGGTGGGGATCTTCTTGCGGTACGCCGTTTTACGCAAAGGATTTTTTTGAAAGAAATATCATTTGGAAAGAACAAGAGCCCTATTTATTGGATAGACCGACGCAACCATGGACGCAATTTACTTTTTCATCTATTAGAAAGAAAAGTAATGCGAACAATCGAAGCAGAAAAATTGCAGAATTGAAGGAGAAGAAAGCAAATAAAATAAAAATTCATTCATAGAAAAATCCACATAAAGATTTAACGTTGAATTAATATAATAATAAAAAAAACTAATTAATGGCTACATTGTTAAAACGACTTCAATCAGAATTAGACGACTTGAAAAAAAACGCTCCGCATAATTGCTCGGCAGGCGTTGCCGATAACGCCGATATATTCAAATGGACTGCCGCGATAGTTGGTCCGGTTGGAAGTCCATACGAAGGAGGAATATTCAAGTTGCGCATCGATTTCACAGATGAATATCCGTTTATGCCTCCAAAAGTGTTATTCGTAACGCCCATATATCATTGCAATGTTAATTCGTCTGGCGGTATTTGTCTAGACATTCTCAAGGAACAATGGAGTCCGGCTTTAACCGTAAGTAAAATTTTGCTGAGCATATGTTCGCTTATGAACGACCCTAATCCGAATGACCCTCTCGTCCCAGAGATTGCCAAATTATTTAAAACAAACCGTATGCTTCATGATATCAATGCTAGGACTTTTACGAGTAAATATGCCTAGAAGATTTAAAGAATAGTCAGACTATTTTCTATGTTTAATAAAACGTTTTTTTCTATATGTTTTACCGCCACTCCTCTTTTTTGAAGCGCTTTTTCTCTTTTTCGATACACGGTTCATTACAGTTGAAGCAAACAATTTTGAAATTTCTGAAATAATATCGGTTGCTCTTTCCGTTTTCAATTCACGCATTCCTTTTCTTAGGCCCTTTGCCGATAGTTTACCTGAATTAAAAATAGCAAGTACCGCATCTTTCTCGGTGCTTCTACACGCCCACCAAAAACCGTCATCTATGTATTTGGAATTAACGTCAGGTCTATTTACTAGATACTTAATTACATCCACCATTCCAAAATGGGCTAATTTTGACAACAGACCTGTTTCCGGCTCTCCTTCTATATACCGAGTGTCTTCCTTTACAACATTTGATATTTTTTTCAACGTTTTGATTAATCTACCTTGAAACCCTGGTAATTGTAATTCATCTCTTGACAAATCGACTAATGATTCGTGAACTTCTTCCATTATACCTCTATATTGAACAGCAGCTTCAATAAACGATACATTTGAGTCAAGACCACTTTGGCAATGAAAAGCTGAAACATGATTAGGATTGCGTTGATTGTGAAAATTGTAATGACTAACAAATGAAGGATATCTTACTTGTTCATCTACCACGGCAAACAATTGGGTTCTCGGGTTATCAATATAATATTTCATATCGCATGGATTATTATAAGTAAATCCAATTCGCCTTAAATTATACAAAGGTTTATTGCTTAAAGCAGTTCTAACTTCATTTATTTTTAGACATGGATATACTAAAGCATCTTCTAGTTGAGCATCGATAATTTGTCGAGTAGTTAAAAAAAATTGGTTGTTGCCATAACCAATTACAATATTATTTATATCTTGTCTTATGTAATCTTGAATATTTATTTTTTTCTCTTCCATTGTTATTGGATCATAGAAAGTTATAGATTTAGTAATATCGATTACACGGGGGCTGCGTTTGACTTCATCCTCGTGGTCCGGTTTCTTCTTTATTTCTTTTGCTTTTTTCAATACATCTCTAATTATATCTGTTTTATCTCCTAATTCTTGAATTCCCGTTTCCAGACTTCTCTCTGATACTTTACCTGAATTTAATATAGCAAATATAACGTCTTTCACGTCCCATCTCCCGACTCGTTTACATGCCCATATAAATGCTTTACTTACGTACAAATTAGAAATATCTTTTCTATTCACAAGATATTCAATTACATGAACCAAATTGTTTTGCGCTAATGTATGCGCTATTATCGCCAAATGTAGATCCACCGTATGTCTGTCTGAAGAACCGTTCATTTCTTCTAAATCATCCATTTCTATTTCTTCCATTAGAGTTATTATTTCGGTTTGAAAACTTCTGTCCTGTTCTTTTACTTTTTTTGTATCAAGCAAATTATCGATATGTTTAAGGATTTTAATGATTTCGTCAAATGTTTTTTTTTCACTGACCTGTGACATTTTATTTACTATTATACTATTATAAATAAATAAAATGTTAAAAATTTAATTTTATATTTAAAAACGCAAATAAGCATAAAACTTACGAAATCCTCTTTGTAGAAATGCCAGAAGAAACAATATAAAGAGAGTTTTCTGTGACGATGATAAACTCACTTTCGACCTTGTATATTTTTGAAATGGGAGAAGTGTATTCATTCTCGCTCTTGACAAGCAACTTTTCTCCATTCTCGTGAACTCCTATGATTACCTTGTTTTCTACAGATTCCACCCAATAATCCATCATGATTGGTTTATCATCCAAAACCGCCAATTTACAGCAATGTTGCAAGCATTTGTTACTGGGTTGTACAAATTTGTCACTATTGACCTTTTCTCCCTTGGACACTACAACAGAATTACTCATTATACACATAAAATGTGATAGACTTTAAATACTTTAATTATTATAAATATAATTTTAATCTCGCATCAATTAAATCTCTCTCTATTATAACCTCTAAATATGGATAATAACGATGATAACTCAAATGAAAATGTGACAAATGATTTCAATAGTATTTCATCCGTTGAAAATTATAAAGCAACTATTGATTTGGGTTCAATTGAAATATTTGCAAACTATATAGAAATTGTATGTAACTATATAACATATTTTAGGAATACCGCAAATGTTATGAAAAACGTAGAGTATTATAAGTATGTCTTGTTAAAAGGAATAAATACGATTTGTCACGTATTTAAAATCCTCTTGTTGTACAGTAAAAATGTAGACCTTGTGATTCATCATTGTGAAAAATCGTTTTTCTACTACATAGAGTTTATTAGACAAATAGACGAAGAGGGACATGATTTATTAAAACTAAATTCAACCGACGCTTCTTACTTTGTTTTTAAGAAAACGATATATGAAATAAATGACGATTATCGAAAAAAATTTACTCAACCCGAGGAAAAGACAGAAGTCAACAGTGATAAGATGAAAATAACTAGATTGAATAAAATGATTGATATTTATAACCGGTTATTGGTTATGGTCGTTCATTCGACTATATTGGACGATAAAAAGACAAATGGCGACGGCTTACCTAATCAAATGGTTCTGGTCAAAAATAAAATGAATAATATATCTGATATTTTTTTACAATATTTAAAAGGTGAAAATGAAACGGAAGATAGATTTTTTGAATTATTAAATGTAATCGAAACATTTGTTTTTAATTACAAAAACGAGTGCGTATGCATTGTTCCTTACATAGATGTTTTATTTAAAAAAATAAAAAAAAGAGTAGGAGGGGATACAAATAATAAAAAAAAATTGATAAATTCGTGTCAAATACTAGATAATATTTCTAAAAATATTCAAAAGGCATTATTTAAAATAAATTGTCTAGAAGAAAATCGTTGTATTAATAAGTTGAATCCGTCAAAATATATCAATTTGTTGATTAAATAAAATATATAGATATTTGCGCCCATTTTCTATTGTTTTTTTTCAACGCAAATCTTTATCATTTTTGTCCTTCGTTTTTTTTCATCCGTTTTAATTGGAGGATTGACCTGTGATTCTTTACTTTCTATTTTTTCATATTCTGTTTCTAGAATATTTTTAATAAATGAATATATATCTTTTAGTATTATTTCGTCGCATTTCCCTACGATTAGAACACTTCCTGTTCTGAATATCATAAACGATACTTTTACAATAGTAGTTATTTTTTTAGTCTTTTCCTTTTTTTCTTCTTTTGGAGTTTTCTTGTTTTCTATATAGGACGGCTGGCAACCATTCTGAACCGATGCGGCTGTGTCGTAATAAAACTCACACTGAATACCTGGATATGAACATGGATCGTATGCGCAGTTTATATTATATGTGTATTTGAGTAAATCAAACATTTTTACCCTATTAATATAATATCCGCATTTGAAATTGGAATTAATCAATACTATTTCGCTCTTTTCTTTTAGATATTCCAGTGGCACTAAACTATCCTTTATAAAAGGATTTAGAATAAAAGTCAATACTGAAAGAACTTTATTCAACATTTCGTCCGATTGTATTCCTGGAATTTCCATTTTTCCAGTGTTGAAAACCTTTACATGAATTTCTTTAAACATATCTTTTTGCAAAATTCGAACGATTACTACAAAACAATTGTAAAAAGCACTGTTATTCTTTTTTTCTCTAGTACTTAAAATGTCCTTTTTACAAAGACCTATGCTTATTTTTCTAACATCTTTGAAGTGTATCCTTCCAGAAGGATTGTTGATTTGTAAAATAATATGCTGGTCTACGTATTTATATTGAGCCGAAAGTTTCGTATTGGAATCCAAATCGGTTTGAGATAGAGTATTGAACTTCATACTTTTCTTTATTACTCCTTCTACTTGCGCGTGATATGGAATAATAGGAATGCTCCAAAAAACTTCGGCCAATTGAATCGTTTGATTAAAATAAGCAATCTGAGTTTTTGTAGAAATATAAATATCACTGCATTTGGGTTTATTGTCATGATTGCTTTGCTTATCATTGCATTGATTATCATTGCTTTGCTTATTACAACCTCCTATATCTATAATACCGCCTATGAGAGAAGGAGAACTTTCTTTTCCTGTAAAACAACACGAAGATGTCAATGTTTCGTTATAAATATTGTTTTTAGAATTATCGTTGTTTTTTTCACAAAAGGATTCCCAGTCGTCGTCTACGTTTTCATCGCTTGATATATTTAGCGATTCGTCCATCTTTTCTTTTCTTTTCAACTATTAAACAAAGGCATTTTATTTCAATCTTTTTTTTATATGTATAATACATATATGGATGTTAAAAACCACCACATTTCCTTTAAATATCAAAAAAAACATTAATAATAATAATAATTCGGAAAATATAGAAATTAAAAACAATTGTAGGCAATATAGCGCAAAACAGCAGTTGTTTAATCCGGATAAATTCTCTCCTCCAAATCAATGGAATATTAGACTATTGAACAGGGTTTCAAGGTCCACTCCAAACGCAAGACACATTGTTATTTAAAAAGATTTTCTCAAAAAAAGATGTAACTTTTCAATAGAATATATTTTAATGAAATCAATCTTAGTATCAACAGAATGAACAATAAATTCTATAAACTGAACTAAATCACGCGTAACATATTCCTTTTTATATCTTATTATGTAATTGAAAAAATATTTCAGTAAATTTTTAATGTCTACATTGTATTCTATGCTAATCTGATCTAATCTTTCTCCTACGCTTTTATATTTGTCACGGTCCATTAAAAGTGTTTGTATTTCTTCCAAAATATCTCGGTTTATTACTCTAGTTGTTTTCATAAATTGGTTTGTTTGTATATAATTTATCATACTCCGTATGTCAGACTTGTATAGTTGCTGAATAGAAGACAATGTTTCTGAAGTTATATCTAGATTTTCCTTGAGAGTCAACTTTGAGAGAAATCCTATAATTTCATTAGAAGGAAGTTGATTAAATCTTAGTCTAACAAAATCATTCTGAAGAGATTCGTCTATACGACTTATATAGTTGCATATTAAACAGAATCGCACATTTTTGTTAAATCCTTGCAATAAATATTTCAGGGCTTGTTGTGCGTTTTTAGTCATGTAATCTACTTCGTCTAAAATAACGAATTTAGTTCCAGTGTTAAATAGCGAGCTGGAATTAACAAATTGATTGATTTGATTTCGTATTATATCTATCCCCCTTTCATCAGAAGCGTTTAGATGGATCATGAGACCGGAATTAAAAACGTTTTTGGAAGAAGAAGAAGAAGGGTTATGATCTTTTTGAAAACTCTTCACAAGATTTATTATTGTCGTTGTCTTGCCAGTTCCAGGAGGACCATATAAAAGCAAATTTGGAAAATACCTTGTTTTTATCATATTTTCCATCATTTGTTTATTTATAGGATCTAGAACAATATCATTAAAGTGAGATGGCCTGTATTTTTCAACCCATGCTCCATTTTTTTCTGCTGTTTTTAAAACTGGTTCACTTTCTTTTTTTTCTTCCATTAATTATTATAATAATTAAACGCTTTAAGACACTTATATTAAATGTATTAAAAACAAAAAAGGCTTTTATTATAATAATATGTCGGATTCTTCTTGTGGAAGTCTTTCTATTTTTTTAGGACCAATGTATTCTGGAAAGACGAGCAAATTGATTGAAATTTACAATCAGTATACTGAAAACGGAGAAAAAGTAATGGTTATAAATTACGACAAGGATACTCGTTACACTACCGAGCCTCGCATGGTAAGTCATGATAAAAATAGTGTACCTTGTATATTGGTATCTAGATTATCCGAAGCATTTTCTCAAGACGATATTGATAAATATAGAATAAGTAGATTTATGGAATCTGCTATTGTTATTATTAATGAATGTCAATTTTTTCCTGATATAGTTGAATGGGTAAGGATGGTTGTTAGTATATATAAAAAAAAAGTTTATATATGCGGATTGAATGGAGATTTCGAAAGAAACCCATTTGGGAACTGGATGGAATTAATTTCATTTTGCGATTCTGTTACCAAATTAGATTCGAATTGCCGGGTATGCAAAATTAACAAGGCGATTTTTAGCCATCGTATTTCAAATAAAAAAGAACAAATAATGATTGGAAATGCTTATATCCCACTATGTAGATTGTGCTTTGAGTTATGTGGTAAATGAAAAATGAATTAGTAAAACGACTTAAATTAAAATCGACAACTTATAACAATTATATACACTAGATGAAAAAAAACATAAAATTAGAAAAAACTGAGGGTTTGATTCAACCACAAGAAGACCTGAATTCTCCCTCAGGTGTAAAAATACCAGAAGATAATGTAATAGTTCATAAGAAACGTGGTAGAAAACCTAAAGGGGGGAAAATTATATGTGCCAGTGAAATTATTGTTAGCAAAAATATTGTTTCTGAACCCAATATTATTTTACATTTGAAATGTAAAAAGGATGATTTGATCGATTCAGTAGACGAAAACAATATAACTAGTGTAAAATATGAACCAAACATTCAAAATGTAGAAAACTATCAATTTGATAATTCTAAAACCGGAGAATTACACTATTGCATGATTTCGTCTTTAGAAAATACAAATTTATCTTCTTCCACAGAGGAATCGATTGTAGAAACTAGTGAAAATAAGACCAATACAAATACAGAATATAAAACAAATGATGAAAAGAAACACAAACCATTTACAAAGGACAATGTTAATAATAATAAATGCGAATCTTATTCGACAGATGATTCCTCCATGACAAAGTTGTTAAGAAGGAAAATAAAAGAATTGTCTATTCAATTACTTAATAATGATATTGCCGATAAAAAGTCTGCGTGTTTTTGGTGTACATTTGATTTTGACAATCCTCCTATTTATATCCCAAAATACGAACTTAATAATACATATTATTGTTATGGATGTTTTTGCAGTCCGGAATGCGCCACTGCGAGTTTGTTCAAAGAATCGATTGACACATCGGTTAAGTTTGAAAGATATCATTTAATAAATCATATTTATTGCAAGATTTACGACTATACTAAAAACGTCAAGCCTGCACCAGATCCATATTACATGTTGGATAAGTATTATGGTAATCTCACTATACAAGAATACAGACGATTGTTAAAAAATAATCGTTTGATTTTAATAGTAGACAAGCCGTTTACCAGATCACTTCCTGAATTATATGACGAAAATGACGATTATATCATTAATAATAAAACAATTCCGTCGTCAAATAATAATAGTAGTAGTTCTAGCAAATACAAATTAAGACATGGCAAACACAGAAATTCAAAAGCTAAAAATACTATATTGAATGAGAATTTCAACTTTTAAACATAATTATATAACTGGATTAAAAACAATAGATGTATAACTCGTAACAGATTGAAATGAACAGCACATCATCATCATATAATATAACTCTTGAGGTCTCTGAAAAATCCATAAACTCTGATAAAGAACAATTTGAAAATATTATCAAAAACAAAAACAAAAATAAAAATAAAAATATAATATTAGGAGATGCCGAAATGAAAAATGTAGATACTGAAGAAGAAGAAGAAGAAATAATAGCAAAAGACGAAGAAATAATAGAGTTGTTCAATATAAAAATTAAAGGTCACCCCTGCGAATATTATACAGATAATGCTGCGAATGGATATATATACGAGATTGGTAAACTCGATGAAATAGGACCTATAGTAGGAAAATTCGTAAACGGAAAAGCTAATATGAATGAGATAAATTAATTTATTATTTTATTATATATAATAAATACAAATGATTAGTTCATTGTGTCCTCCAGCATTATTATACGTTGTTTTTTCAATAACACATATCGTGATCGATATATACAAACAATTTTACAATACTGCTTTTTTAAAGTTTCTTATTATGATTCTTTTCACTCTTTTATTAAACTTGTTATGTAAAGGGGGTCTTGGAATTATATCATGGATTATAGTTTTCATTCCATTTATAACGATGACGATAATCACTTCCATGTTACTATTTATATTTAAATTATCCCCGACGCAATAAATATTCCAATCATTAAAAATAATGAGATAAAACAATATAAAAAAAATTGATGTGGTTTATATATGGCGGATTATCAAACAAACATGTCTTCGACTGTTGTTGTTACCGATAATGCCGACCAAACCTTCCACAAACTACACAACCGATGGGCGCTCTGGGCTCACCTTCCGCACGATACAGACTGGTCGATTAATAGTTACAAACTAGTTTCGAGTTTCGGAACTGTTGAAGATGCGATCGTTTTGCTAGAAACGTTGCCTGAAAAAATGATAAATAATTGCATGTTGTTTATCATGAAGGACAAGATAAATCCTACGTGGGAGGATATTAGCAACAGAAAAGGCGGAAGTTTTTCTTACAAGGTAAGTAACAAAACAGTTTGTTCTATATGGAAAAAATTATCCTACGCTCTTATAGGAGAAACGTTGGCAAGTGATAATAATATTTTAGCGACAATCAATGGGATTACCATTTCACCTAAAAAGAATTTCAGTATTTTAAAAATATGGTTGTCTACATGCAATTATCAAAATCCAGCAGTTATCAAAAAAATTATAGATATAAATCCAAATGGATGCTTATTTAAAAAACACTCTCCTGAATATTAAATAAATAAAACAAAAAACATCGCAGGCAAAAAAATAGAGTTTAATATTGATATTTTTTGAATAAACAAAAAAGGGAAAAAGCGTTCATGACCGAGTGGTTAAGGTGACGGTCTTAAGAACCGTTGGATTATATCCTCGCGGGTTCGAACCCCGCTGAACGCAAAGTTTTTTTTTAATCCCTTGATAAAGTTTATTTAGTGATTTTAAATATATATGTAAATGAAAACCAAATGTAAATGCTAATTATTCGATTTTTTTTTAAAGAAAAAAATTGAATTTAAAATGTATTAACACTGTATAATAAATATCCCCGACGAAATATCATGAGCCGACAAACACAAACAGAAATAAAAGAACGTCTAGCGTCCGAGCCAAAACTAGATATGGAGTATTTAGAATCGGAACAGTATAACCCTAGAGAGGTTATGAACGATACAATAAGATTGAGTGAAATAAAAGAAAGCGATCGTGGTTCAAAATTGAGTTTTAGAATAGAAGGAGCAAACGTCAGCATTGTAAACGCGTTGCGAAGGATTATTCTTTCCGAAATTCCGACAGTAGTTATTCGATCAACTCCTTACGATAAAAATAGGGTAAAAATAGAAGTAAATACGACGCGAATGAACAATGAAATAATTAAACAACGTCTTAGCTGTATTCCAGTTCATATAAATGTAGAAGAAGTTTCTAAAATAAATAATTTATTGTTAGAATTGAGTGTAAAAAATGATACAAATATTGTCGCATACGCCACAACTGGAGATTTTAAAATTAAAAATGAAGAAACCGTAACGTATATTTCAGAAGATGAGGTTAAAAAAATTTTCCCAGTGGATCGAATTACAGGGGATTATATAGATATTGTGCGTCTAAGACCTAAAACTTCCAACAATGGAGAGGAACTTAAGTTGTCATGTTCTCTTGATATTGGAACATCTAAAGAAGACAGCAGTTTCGCGGTGGCTTCTACATGTTCTTATTCATGTGTAGTGGACGAAGTCAAAGTAGAAGAGGCATGGGATATGAAAAAGAAGGAATTAGAGGGAAATGGGGTTGGCAATGAAGAATTTATTTTGGCTGAAAAGAATTGGCGTTTGTTGGACGCAAAACGAATCACTGTTCCAAACGCATTTGATTTTATAGTAGAAACCGTGGGCGTATTTACGAATAAATCTATAGTGACCAAAGCTTGTAAAATAATGATTGATAAGCTTTCAAACATAAAAGAAAAAATAAAATCCTCAAGTAACGAAGTTATAACCAAATCGATCTCCACTATAGAAAATTGCTACGACATTAAATTGGAATTCGAAGATTACACATTGGGCAAAGTTTTGGAACACATGTTGTATAGCAAACATTACGATAGAGTTTCTTCAGATAAATCTCTTCATTACTGTGGATTTTCAAAACCACACCCTCATATAAATAGCAGTCTTATAAGAATTGGTTTTATACAACCATTAGATATAAATGGAATTGTTTCGTGTCTTGTTGGAGCGGCAGATGATGCCATTCATATTTTCAATAAGATTGGTACTGATCTATCAAAGTAAATTTTTACAACATCGAATGGTCCTTTGACTGAGGTCTTTTTAAAATCCTAAGATTTAAATTCATTGAATACATAAGAACGGATGGATGTAGATTATTCACATAATCTATAACTATTTTTTTATTGACATAAAGCCTATGCGGCTTTAAATAGTCCTTAAAGTATTGATGTAATTCAAACATGTGTTTTCTAAATTGAATTGGAAATTCTTTTAATTGACGTTCATGTTTGATATAACACGAAATATAATTAGAATGTAATTGGTTCGTAAAGGCGTAAAGTTTACTCTTGTAAGAGGTTATTTCGTCACTTTTTTCAGGATAGAAAGATACATACTCGTCCAATTTTTTCTCTCTCAATAATTCCAAAAATCTATACTCCATTTTAGGCTGATTTCCTCTCAATCTTCTTACTCGTTCGTATAGAGGATTTCGAAGTTTAGTTCGTGATCCGCTTTTTGTATGCCATATAGAGAGGCCTACATTCTTATAATCTTTTATTCCATTTTGGAATTCTACGCAATTAGCATAAGACCCAAAATAATATTGTTTAGGAAACTCTACATTTGAATGTATAAAAATCTCTTTGCACTCAACGCTATCCTTGTCAAGGCTCTTAACTATGTTTCCTTCGCAAACATGAAATACAGAGATTAAATACAGTTTCTTTTCCGTAAAGGGAGCAACTATCCTGTTTAACGGATGTTGAAAGACAAATGAATAGCAATATTTTTTAGGCAACTTGTCAAAATGCAATTGAACCTCTTCGCAAACGTCTAAAAACAATGACCTGAAAGTTGGTTGTTTACCGCTCTCGTCCATTTTGTTATTCATATAATCTTTGAAAAAATAGGTCCGACCCCCAATATTACTCTTTGTAGCCATTTCCCACTGATTTTCTTCATGGTCGTAAAACAAATTAATCATAGTACCCTCTACCAATTCATCCATTCTGCATTCTTCCACTGGATATTTCCATGTAAATTCACCGAACCCAATTGATTTAGGCGGAGAAATTCCTAGGATGGCCCCATTTGAATGAATAACCGATCTGAAAAGACCAGTTGTTTTGTAATCTTTAGGCTGAAGACGCTTTCTGTCATACTTTGTAATGACAAATCTTTTCCATTTGTTCTTAATCAATCCAACTTCTTCTAATTGTGTAGAGTGTTCATCGAATCCAGAAACCCCCGAAAAATCATACTGATGAGTATATTTTGAGACACTCACGTCTTCCTCTATTTGTTGCATAATAGTTTATTAGTATTTTATACTATGTTTTATTTATATCATTTTACTAAGTAAATAAGCACACGCATCGCTAGAGTATATTTTAAACGCTCGTTATTTAATGATGTTATTATTATTTATGCTTATTTCGTAATAAATATTTATATGCCATTATATAATATATAAAATGGAGGAAGCCGACGAAAATGAATTGATATTATCGTTGGGAGATGTTGTAGAAATAGTATCTCCAGAAGACAAAACTATGGATGGGTTGAAATTTCTAATAACATATATCGATTCTTCGCTAATCGAAATGATCTCTGCCACAAGGAATAAAATAGAAATTAAAATTAATGAGGATAATTCATTAAGCAATAAAAATATAACAGAAATAAATATTATTGCGAGAGATTCTAATAAAGGATACGCCCGACAGAATCAATTAATTCCAAAAAAATGGGTAGATATTTATTTCAAAGTCAAAGGGAATGATCTCACAATAATTACAGCAAATATTATAGGTATTCAAGAAGATCAAATCGAGCTAAAAACTACAGACGGCGATGTTATTTACATTGATTTTTCATATAAAGGGTTGCCAAAAAATATTCCGATAACTAAAATAGTTATTCGAGATGCGCCGCCTATGGTTTCTTCTAAATCACAAGATAAAGGACTCGGGTCTGTTATTGTGGAAGAAGGGGAAGAATCTGAAAAAAAATATCCAGATGATGCTAATTCCATTTTAGTCAACACCAACCCACTATCAGATGCTGTTTCGAATCAGGACGATGAATTCATGGAAATTGCCAAAGAAGAACAAGAAATGAAAAATGGCGAAGACGGTATGGAATACGGTATAGAATTTCAAGATGATGATATAGTCTTCGGGGACAACTTGGATGCAATCCAGATGCTAGTAGACGTTCCTGAATCTGAACAGCGATTTACTATGGAAAGTCAAATAGAAGATTTAATAAACTCTATGATTTCTTCTCTCAATCCTGAACTTGCCCAAACCAAACAACAAATGAATCAAATCAGAACAATATCTGAAAGATACAAAGAGCTAAGAGATGATACAGGTATAAGAGTAGACGCCTCTGGAAAACCAATTAAAAAGGGTCGTGATTATAAGCCTATTATAGATTCATTAAAACAGATGAATAAAAAATTATACTGGATTTTGCCTGTTGTAAAAAATATCAAAAAATTATATGACTTAGACGACGAAGAAGTTGATCAAACAGGCGCAAGACTGTATAAAACAAGAGAAACGGTTGAAGAAGAATCAAAGATTTATTCTGATTTCATAAGTAATAGTAACTCTGAGGATATTTCTAAATACAACGTCCTAGTAAAAAGAATGGATCCCTATCTAAAGCCTTTTCTAGACCCATCTCAACAAAATGATGATCAAGGTTTATACTCCGTAACAATAAAAGATAATATAACAGCAATAGTAGATAATTTGGGAAGTTTTGATTCAAATGTTGTTCTTGTTGAAGATAAAAATTATATAAGAACAAAAAAGTTCCTTATCCAAGAATACAATCTTGGATTAAACACGATTGAAATAAATAAAACAAAAGGAGGACTGGATAAATCCACGTCCTCCTCTGTAATTGTAAAAATAAAACCGATAACCGAGGCAGATAAAATGACTATAACATCAATGGTAACTCTCCCGACCCCAGTATTAGAATTTTCTCACATCAATCTGCCAACCACATCCATATTGAATCGCGCTAACTTAACTCAGAATTTTATTTCTCTATGGAGAGTTTTAAACGAAAAAACATCAATAAAACCTTCTCCTCCTCAAGATAGTGACATTTTTTTTAAAGACACTCGTGTGTGGGAAATGAAAAAGGACGAAGATAACGACCCAGATTTTGAAGATTTTTTAAATACAATTATTCCGACATCATCTTCCTTATTTAATATAACAAAAGATAAAAACCCAACCAACCTTTCTATTGTTAATATGATAGAAAAACTTGAACCCTTTTTAATTTATTTGAAAGACATTTCTATAACACAATACTCGGAAATGGTAAAACATATAGAAGAAAAAATAGAAGAATTCGAAAATAAAATGAATGAAAAAAGAAGTGAATATGAAAAGCTTGACCTTACTTATGACGACGTCAATGGTAAACGACAAGATATATTAGAGTTCTTTGGAGAAGAATTGATAAAATCATATGAATGTGAACCAAACATAAGCGATGGCGAATTCCTGCAGCATTGTAATAAAATAGACAATGGTAGGTATTTAAATGTATTTTTTTCACAGATTAGAGGAGGCGTATCGTCATTAATATCCGACGAAGGAGTTGAAAACATTTTAAAAGATTTAGAGGAAAAGAAAGACGAAGAGTTAAATGAATCAGAAGCAGAATCGAATTTTGAACAACGACTCGACTCAATGAAAAATGCCTTCAAATCCAGACAATTATCTGAAAAAAGTAGGTTGAAAACGATTTTGGAAAATAGAAAAAGGAGTGAAAATATGTTTTCAATACAGTTTAACGTGGAAAACAAAGGACCTGACTTAGAACCTAATGGTATAAATGCTATAATATCTCCTATCTTTGAAAAATTAGAAAGATTGAGAGATTCCATTATAGGCCAAAAGGACGAACGAAAAAGATATATGGATATCCTTATGTTTGTGAAAAAATACACAAAACCTTTGAATAATATTGATTCAAATGGAACAAACGATTTTTGGCTTTACGACATTGTCACTAACCAAAAAATTATCCCGACATTTTTAGTTAAAATTGCCAACGCATTTATTAATAACAATAAAAATTACGAAGATGTTGTGGAGAAACTATGCGGCGAACAAGGTGCGCGTGGACAAGACGGAGAGGCAATTGTGGATAAACATAGTGGGTATGTAATCAAAATAATGAATTTTGACACAGATGAAGGATATACAGAAGATGGATACGCTAAACATACTCGGTCGGTTTTGGAAAAAGAAATTGTTCCATTCACCGTTGGAGAAGCGATAGAAGACGCCCATATTATAGTAGATAATCACGATAATGACGCTAAACTAAATATCGGATTAGTCAGAAGTGAAATAGATAAAAGTTTTGATGTTATTTCGAATCCTCTTTCGAAACCTATAATCAACGTTATTACCGCGATATCTGCAAATATAGGGGTTTATCTAAACTCGGAAACCTTAGAATTTGTTATAACACAGACAACCAAGACATTCAATGGTTTTATAATAACAGAAGACGAGTATAATAAACTTATGAAAAACAAAAAAGGTAAAGAAGGTAAAGAAGGTAAAGAAAAAAAGTTTGATTCATACCAAGTAGATTCCAATAAAAAGTTAATTGGTTTAACGCTTTGTTATTTACTGGCGACTATTCAGACTAGCATTCCTCCTATAAAACCCTCAACGAATTTTCCAGGATGTAAAAAATCATTTGCTGGATATCCATTAGGAGAGAAAGATGATAAAGATGGTATGAAATACATAGCATGTGTTGCGATTAAAATAAAAATGAATAATGAAGAACCCTGGAAATCTATAGAAAAATTAAATGAAGCAAAGTTGCTGGATTTAATGAACCGCTTAATGACGATGTTTGTTGTAAAAAATAATAGCATTATAACGAGAATTAAGTCAAAAATGGCTTATGATAGTTTACGAAATGCTTATGATGATGATGATGACGGTATTAATGAAGAAATAAATGTTAAAAAATGGGAGGGGTTTTTACCTAATATGTCGTCAATACATATTACTGGAGAAATGATACAACCTATACAAAAGGTCTTTTACCAAACTCTTGATAACCATATCGAAAAAGGAAATATTTTACAAGAGGAAAAGATAAATACTCTATATGGTAAATCTATTTATCATTCTCTTCATATCAAAAATTTGATAAAAACCCTCATTTTAAAGACTGATTTTATTTTAAAAACTAAATCAAACGTTCCTTTTTTAGAAAACTCTTGTTGTGAGAAGGGACAACATATTAACCCATTGATTTATTTTATAGATAAAAATCCCGAAATTAAAACCCAACTGAAACTTTTCGTAGAGTTGAACAAAATAATTTTAAAGTTAAAGAGAGATGTATTGGCCCCCATTTTATTCGATCCATTCGACACCAAACGCAAAATCGTCTCTGCATTAGACATTGCGTCAGGATTTACTCAAGAAACGCGTTATATGGCACTTCAGCACTTTTGCAAGTATAGAGAAAAGATAAATCTTACTAGCGTTTACGGAGAAGAAGAAAATCAAATATGCGAAGGTGATAATAAAGATCATGGCGAATTTAAAGAGGAAAATTTCGAGAAACTTATGGTTGCTATAAACAATAAAAATGTAATTAAAATAAATGATGAAGAGAAGAAATACCCAAAGGATGATGATATTAAGGGTATATTGGATACACTTCAACCAGCACAGGCACAGGCACGGGCACAGGTACAGGTACAGGTACAGGCACAGGCACAGGCACGGGCACAGGCACGGGCACAGGTACAGGTACAGGTACAGGCACAGGCACAGGCACAGGCACAAGCAATTGTGCCTAACGAATTCACTTTATTACTATCAAGACTTGTAAATAGTAACAAAACGGACGATGATAAAAATTTATTTAACTACATTGATAAAGAAAATATCAAGTTGAGCACAGATTTGAAAAATTTTTTAAGTGATAATTCAAAAAAGTCTAAAAGTGAATCTAAACAATGGAATGGTGAATATTTTGACGGCATATTATTGAAAATAAAGGACATTTCATTCTTGAAATATTCTATATTAGCACTTTCCACTAAATTTCCAAATATTATTATAAACGACGTTTTGAGTATAAACCCTCAAATCCCAAAACATTGGGGATTGTCTTCTTTACATGAAACGAATCTAAAAAAAAAAATTAAAGATTCAACCGAACCATTAAATAAAATTAATAGAGCAAATATAGATTTACTGAAGAATATCCAAAAAAAATGTAGTATATTTCATTCCATGTCAAAGGCAACATATATACCACAAACTATTTACAATATAAAAGAGAAAATTTATATGTTTTACCTTTTAAACATAATTCATATATACATAAAAACGACCAAAGAGGGATTACAAAAAGAAGATTCAATGAAATTCAAACAATCAAACGAACAATCTTTAAATGATTGTGTTCTTATTATAAAAAAATTCGTTACAATTCTATGCGATGAATCTAAAAAGGTTATATTAACTTATACTAAATTGACGGATAAAATAAACGCGTCAAAAGAGAAGGAAAAAAATAAAATGACCGAAAAGTTAAGTCTTCTTACTCCTGAACAAATGGCGGTGGAGAGAGAATTTAAAATGAATAAGATTGGAAATTGGGGTGTAGGATTAGAAAAGGGGTTTACAAATTACGACAGGGATGTGTACGACACAGAAATGGGTGATAATGACGAAGAAAAGGCTATTATGGCTATATTATTAGCAAAAGGATTAGATAAAAAAGGTCATTCAGTAGAGGCTTTAGGCGAAGATGAAATGAAAGGTCAAAATGACGAAGAGGATATGATAGACAGAGAAGAATTAAAAGGAAGAGGAGGTGAAAACGAACAGGATGATTACGAATACGAAGACGATTTTTGATTAACACAAAGTATATAAAGGCATAATATCAATAAAATAAACATAACCATGACTGACCAACCTAGTTTTTTCAACCATATCTTACAATCATACGACAGATTTATGTTACTACGTATTTTCGTCGATTCTGATGACAAAAAACTTATACAAAAATATAAGGAAACAACAAATAATCATAATATCAAGGTTTTAAACGCATTGAATATGATTGAAAGTTCTCAAACACACATTGATGCCGGTTTCGACCTTTTTGTTCCATGCGATATTGTTTCTAATTCTGAATCTAAAGAAGAGATTCGTGATAATAAATATAAAGTAGATCATAAAGTAGTTTGTTCCGCTTTAATGATGACTGATTCTGGCAGGCAGTTCAATACTGGGTACTATTTATATCCTCGTTCAAGTATAACAAAAACCAATTTAAGACTTGCTAATTCTGTCGGCATTATTGACTCTGGATATAGGGGACACTTGATAGGCGTATTTGACTATATAAATGATATTGATTCTTCTTCTAGTACTAAAATTATCACAGCGTACGATCGGGTTCTTCAAGTATGTGCTCCTGGACTTGTTCCTATCCTAGTCGAAATGGTTGAAAACATCGATTCTCTCGGAGCAACTGATAGAGGTAATAATGGGTTTGGATCATCAGGAAGGTAGGAGTGGTCAGTCGTCAGTATTATTCCTTCTCGCCGCTATAACAAATTTGTTGAAATACAGACATCCATGAATGGTTCAATCGTCTTGCTTCTTCGTCTTGTTTCGCCAATTTAAATGCTCTCAAAACGTCATTTTGATCTGTTATTGATTGTTTCTTGTTTAAAAAATCCTTTGCCTGGGATAAAGAAAGCGGTTTGTTTGATATATCGTCCATATCTCTTTTTAATTTCAATTCATCTCTCCCTTTATATTTTTCTCTGTTTTCATAGTCAGCCAATGTAACCGGGATAACGCTTTCAATATGAGCTCTTTTTAAATCATCGTATTGCAAAGAACTGAATAGATTGGACTGGTAATATTCCGGCTTGTCGGAAACGATATCAGAAGAAGGAGTCGTGTCTATGTTATTTACATCTTCAAACTCTCGATGGACAACGATTGATTTAATTCGGTGTTTTCTTTTATCAATCGCACTGTGCATTTCTTGTATAGATGACGCGTCCTTTTCTGGTTCAAAATCGTCGTCCATAGACTTGAGCCATTCTCCGTATCCAGTATCTGTCGATTCATCTTTTAATCGATGTTTATCAAATAATTCGTTGAATATTTTATTAAAGTTTTTGTTTTTAACCAAATCTTTAATTATTTTTTTTTCATTTTCATTTTCATTTTCATTTTCAACTGTATATTTTGTATTATTTTGATTATTTGTATTATTTGATTTTGTGCGAAATTGATGTATTGAATATATGACCTTGTACGCAGATGTAAAAAAAAGAAAGTATTTCTTGTCTAGATTACTCTTGTCCGGATGTGTCATCAATGCTATTTTTTTAGCATTTTTCAGGTCACTCTCTGTAAAATTATATTTTAAATTGAACAATGCTAAAATATCATTTAATTGGTAATGGTCCAACTCCAAGTCCAAATCTTCATTTAATGCCGACATTTCTTTTTGAGTTGATTATAATGGTCGTAGAAAAAAATATATACTATTTACACTCACTTATGCGGCATACTATTTATTTTTCATAGACCAGACCCCTTGTATTTCTGAGTATACTCCTTATCTCTCACCAATTCACGTGAAGGCAATCCACCTCGGATCCATCCTTCAGCAGCGACGCCTTCTATCAAATTAGCAGGATTGTTAATGGTCGCTTTCAATGTTGGAATCATGGGGGTATTTGAATAATTTGTAAAGGACATTTCTGTTACATTGTTAACGCTTTTGCGATTGGTAAACATGTCTCCTTGTTGAATCTGTGATTCCAAAACCGGATTTGATTTGCCGCGTCCAAGAAAAGGAACTGTGTTAAATGTCCTCTGAAATAAATTCAATTTGGATCGCCCCCTAGATAACTCTGCGAGGGACAAATCCGAGCTTTCGTCTATATTACAAC